AGCATTGCCAAAAGCAGAATACCCAAACAGAGAACAGTTTCACAATCTTTTGTTTGATCCTAATAACAAGAATATTATTCACCTCGCAGCAAAGGTCGGTGGCGTGAAGGCAAATACAGAGGAAATGGCACAGTTCTATTACGAGAACTCAGACATCAATCAAAAGGTGCTCCACGACGCTTACATTCGCGGAGCAAACAAGGTTCTGTCACTCCTGTCAACTTGCGTTTATCCAGACGCTCCATATATCAAATATCCTCTCACAGAAGACCAACTACATCTTGGACCACCACATCATTCCAACTTTGGTTATGCTTATGCCAAGAGAATGGTTGACGTTATGTCCAGAGCATACAGGCAACAATATGGTTGCAACTTTATCACAGCCATCCCAAACAATCTTTATGGCGAGCACGACAACTTTGATTTAGAAAACAGTCACGTTATCCCCGCTCTTATCCGCAAAGTCTGGGAGGCAAAAATAAATAAAGAACCTTCTGTATTCTGCTGGGGCGACGGCTCGCCACTTCGTGAGTTTACTTATTCAGAAGATATTGCTCGTATTCTTTTGTTCTTGATGGAGAGATATGATAAACCAGCGCCAATTAACATTGGTAACACAGATGAATATTCTATTAAAGAAGTCGCAGAGGTGATATGTGATATTCTGGGATATGATGGTGAACTAGAGTGGCAAACAGACCAACCATCTGGACAGTACAGAAAGCCAAGTTCAAACCAAAAACTACTTGATTTAGGTTGGAGAAAAGAAGACTACACACCACTAGAACAAGGCTTAAAAAAAACTTGTGAATGGTTTATAATGAAGTATCCAAGTGTTAGAGGTGTTTCTTGAAAACAGCGTTTGTTAGTGGAATTACAGGACAAGATGGCTCATACTTAGCAGAACTTTTGCTTCGTAAGGGGTATTTTGTTGTTGGTTTGAAAAGAAGAACTTCTCTTATTTGCACCGAGAGAATTAACAGTGTCTACAACAATTCTAACTTCAAAATGGAATATTGGGATTTAAATGATTCTTCTGCAACTTATCGTTTGTTATTGAAATACAAGCCTGATGAGTTTTATAACTTGGCTGCCCAATCTCATGTTAGAGTTTCTTTTGAAGTCCCAGAGGACACTGTTCTTGGTATCGCTAACGGAACTCTTCGTATCCTAGAAGCTATAAGAAACATACAACCTACTTGTCGTTTTTACCAAGCTAGTTCATCAGAGATGTTTGGCGACAATCCAAACATACCATCTCCAGGTTATAACGAAGACTCTAGATTGATGCCAGCATCACCATATGCTTGTGCGAAGGTCTTCGCCCATAACTTAATACGTAATTATCGTATATCTTATGGTCTTCATGCTTCAAGCGGTATTTTGTTTAATCACGAATCACCGCGCCGCGGAGAAACCTTTGTAACAAGAAAAATTACATTAGCAGCAGCAAATATTAGATTAGGATACCAAGATCGTATCGAGTTGGGCAACCTCTCAGCGAAAAGGGATTGGGGGCATGCTAAAGACTATGTAAAGGCGATGTGGCTTATGACTCAGCAAGATGTACCAGATGACTATGTAATCGCTACAGGAGAAACTTACTCTGTTGAGGAGTTTTTAAAAGAGGTCTGGTCATGTGCAGACTTGGGATCCCCATCAAAACACTTAAAAATTAATAAAAAATATTTTAGACCACACGAAGTACCTTATTTGCTAGGCGACAGCACAAAAGCAAGAAATGTCCTCGGGTGGAAACCAAAATTTAACTTTTCTTCTTTGGCAGAAGATATGTATTTAAGCGATTTTAATCGCATAGTTTCAAAAAAAGGATGGAAATAAATGAAATTATCAGATCAAGCATTAGGAGCCGTAATGATGGCTCTACAAAAATCACTATTGGAACAATCAGATATTGTACCAGTTTTAAAAGAATTCAATTTTGTGGTTCAAGGAGAATCACAATCTGAATTAATGGTTACAAACCCTCCTACTTTTAAGGTAGACGAAGAAAAATCAGAGTTTGTACATGAATAGAATTGTCAAAAAGCCTTGGGGTCATGAAGAAATTATTGTGCACACCAACAAATATGTAATGAAAAAGCTTTTTATTAAGGCAGGTCAACGATTATCTAAGCAATTCCATGTAGAAAAGGATGAAACTGTGTATGTATCAAAGGGGCTGTTGTTGCTGGACTTATCCTACGGTGAAGGCGAAACCAACATAATAAAACTTAAAGAGGGCAATTCTTGGAGGATAACACCTAGGACCGTCCACCGATTTACAGCACCAGAAGACCAAGCAGTCGAGCTTTTTGAAGTTTCGACCCCGGAGTTGGACGATGTTGTCCGTCTTTCAGATGACTATGGAAGAGCGGATGCCTAAGTATAAATTTGATTGTGAGGAATGCAACCGCCAGTGGTGGGAGTGGTTGGGAATAAAAGACCCATTACCAGAAAAGTGTCCTCATTGCGAACAAGGAAAACCCTTCAAAGTTCCTACAAATTTTGTTACAATGAAGAAAGAAGTTCAAGAGAAAAAAACTGCTAAAGAAAATGTTGTTGATCACATTGAAGAGAACAGAAAAATTCTTAAGCAAATGAAAACTGAGGCAACCAAATGATCATTACACTGACAATAACTACAATCACCCTCTCAATCGCTCTAGGATTGGCTGTGTGGTATGTTAGAGGATTACTTAGGGTAATGTATCAAATGACCATGGATGTCCAAGAGATGGAAGATAGGATGGTTGAATTTTCAAAGCATTTGGATAATGTTTATGAGATGGAGATGTTCTATGGAGATGAGACTTTAGCACAGTTGATCCGCCACTCTAAAGAAGTGGTCGACAGTGTTAATAAATTTAGAAACTTATTTGAGATAGAAAATGACAAAACCAATGAAGAGAAAGAGACGGAAGAGAACTAAAAGACTTTATTTTACAAAAGTCCACGAGGAGGCAATAATTCAATATTGCCTTACAAGTGATAGGTATCAAAGAGACAAATTATATGGCTCTTTAATCCAACCAGCTTTTAGTGAAATGGTCGATAAGATTATCTATACATATAAATTTAACAACCTTCCAAATATTGAAGTGTTGGCAGATGAATGTAAGATTTGGCTTACTACAATTTTAGCTAAGTTTGACCCTGAAAAGGGTCATAAGGCATTTTCATACTTTAGTGTGATTACAAAGAATTGGTTTATTCAGAAGGTGAAAAAGAACTCAAAGCGTCTTAAAAGAGAAGTGAACTGTGACGATGTTTATCACCAAATGAATAATGAACAATTCATAACAAAAAATCACTATGATGACGATCGTGCGAAAAAAGAATTCTGGACAGCTTTAGTCGGTGAAATCGATGGCTGGAAACAAATGCCTTTGAAAGAAACTGAGCAAAGAACCATATTAGCAATTGAGGATTTGATTGCTAACATTGAAAATATTGAAATTTTCAATAAAAAAGCTATTTATCTATACCTACGAGAAATTAGTGGTTTAAACACTAAGCAACTTGTGGCGAGTTTGAGTAACATTAAAAAGCGTTACAGGGAATTCAAACACGATTGGGTAAATGGTGATCCTAGATGATAGATCCAGATGAATTAGCAGAAAAAGCAATTCAAAATATTATAGAAGATAGAAACAAGGCTGATTACCTTGTAACACAAATCTTGTCTGACATTCAAGCAGGCAAGACAAACCATCAATCGGCAGGCATGGTCCTGTCTAAACATCTAGAAACAATGCAAAGAGCTAATGAACAGTTAGTTAAACTTACTGCATTATTTAAGAAAACTCATGCTAACCACTTTACTGGGTTTTCCGATTCTGAAAGAGATAAATTGTTTGAAGAAATCAATAAAAAAGAAGAGGAAACTAGTGAGTAATGGTCGCATCAAGGTTAAATAAAGTAGCAAGACCCAGACCAATCAAGTCTGGACCTGCCGATGCAGTAATAAGAAACACCTCCTATGATGTTATCTTAGAGGAACTAGCCCGAAAAAGCTTAGAAAGAGACCAAAATAAGAATAAAACTAGTTTTTATGGGCTCATAGTAAAGATAGTTAGCGATTCATATGTTAAAGATCGAAGAGTTTTAAGCGACCTTTTTCTAAACGAAGAGTATAATATAGACAGAGAAGACAATACAAGTAATGCTGAAAATTCTAAGTTTAAAATAGCACTACTACACATACCTTCTTTGTATACATACTTTACATCTCACAATATAGTTGAATCAAAATTAACATCACAAATTCGAACCTCTGATTCATTTTTAATACCTGTCAAAACTGGCTTGTCGATTAAAAGGGGTGACATTGTAAAGGTTAATTTTGGAGACATAGAAAATTTTTCCGATGTCACTCTTGTAAAGACAGGGAAAACTGCTCCAATTAATAAAGGTGTCAACGGTGCAAATGTTTCAATAGTAAACACATATACTCAAGATGCAGAAGCATGCAGAAACCTTCAAGTAACTCCAGCCTCTGGATCATCCATCAGTGCCAGATCTTTGGCTAACCCAAACAATCCAGTAGTTGGATATGGGCAATTTTATTCTGAAATAATATCAAATGTTTTGGCACCAGATAAATTAAGAAAGCGACTCATATCCACATTGGGATCTACAAAAACAAGAGTTCAGTTGACCAATCTACCACCCCCAGCATCTGGAGAGGTGAGTGCCAACCAACTAGAAACTTTATTTTTAAACGAGTCGCCCTATATTCCATTCAAAGTTAAAATTGAAGCTGGGAGTGATAAGGTACTAAATTACATTAAAGCACTCACTCCAGTTGACAATAACATAAATTATTCCGAGTTTCCTATAACCCTCGCTAGTCAACAAACAAAAGCTAGTTTGTCAACCGACGATATAAAGGACTCGCGGTCACTTTATTTTATATTTGAATTTGTGGACTCTACAAAACAGGATCCAGGTTCAGCCTTTAAAAACACCGATCAATTTAAAAATTTAATTAATGACACACTAAAAAATTATATAAAAGGTGTAGTTCAAAATACATATAAATACGGTTATAATGAGAGCACTAATTTTAGTTTGGTGCAAATAGATATTTTTGGAAAGTCGGAAGATTTAGCCGATAACAATGTAGATGCGGCAATTGAATATTCCCTGCAAAAGAAAGCAAGAAATAGACCTGGGATATTTGATATTGTACAGAATACAACATATGTAAGCCAGACAGCAGCAGTCCTTGGTCAACCGGTTGATTCTGCAATCGTCGCCCAAGCCCAAGAACAATTAGATAGCTGTACAGCAGCCCAAAGAACTATAAATTCACAATTGTATATTCCATTAGTTAGAGATGCATTTTCCGCAGACCAATTGGAAGATTTTACGAGAGATCAGTTCTTGATAGACCAAATATTACAAAATTTAGAAAGCATAGATGATACTTCTGGAAAACAGTTTTTAAGACAATCAATTTTTAGAGATTTGCCAAAATCAAATTCGCAATTGCCATCACAAATTGGAAACTTCAGTTATAATTTGCAAAATGAGATCATTGCAGTGACTGAAGAAGCATCTAATGAAAAAAATAACAATAAGGGTGTACAAGCTGCCACTGTTATATTACCAACAACGGAAACAAGGGGCACTAATTTAGAAATAATGAAAAAGAATGGCGAAAATTTATTAAAATTTGCCATTGCATTTAGAAAATTTATAGCGGATAACGAAGGTCTGCCAGAAAAAAATATTTTGTTATTGCCTGTAAGTGTGTTTAGAAGATATGAAAAAGTTACACCAGGAAGAGGTGTAGATGTCAACAGTCGTCATTTTTACAACAGAGCCATGGATTTTGTTGTATATGCCAACACAGATTTAAATTATGCTGGTTACCAATCAACAGGCGGATTATTATTAGATTCTTTTGATGATTATCTACTAAATGCTACTGCAAATTATAAACTACCAGCAGAGATAATCTACCTATACTTAATAAAATTCATAAAACAAAATGAAAATCCATTTGGAAAATCAGGAGTCGGTCTTCTTAGACAGTCGAGAAACAGAAAAACTCCTTATGTGCATTACGAATACATGATTGATTACAAGGAGCCTAAAAAGCTTTTGGGTTACAAAAAGCCAAAAACTAAAAAAACTAGAAGATGGGTGTCAAAGCCAAAGAATAACGATAATAGTTCTGTATACAAAGCTGCCTTTGATAAACAAGACAAAGACGATATTATACTTGAATTTATGAAAAAGAAAATAACAAAAGCTTTTACAGAAGTACCGGATAAAATTAAGAGGCTACTTGCATGATAAAGATTAAACAATTACCATCATTTAATAGCGACAGGTTTTCATACTATAACAGAAAA